TCAAGACCGTGCATTGCTTGTGCATCTTGCGCGGCTTCAAATGTCCAACGTGCGCTTAACTTACGAGTTTTAGCTTCAACAGTTTGCTTCAATACTTGAATGCTTAACTTGTTACCAGCTTCGCCTTCTAGTGCGCTTGTTGCGGCGGCTTTACCAGCGGATGTACCGGAGTAAGCTTCTGCAATCTTGAATGGGCTTAGAGCTTCATCACCAGCGTTAACACCAGTAGAGTTCTGAGCATAACGAACACGTAGAGTGTGGATTTGACCAACTGGACCTGTCATTGGTTGAACACCAACGATTTCGTTAGCAATAACAGTTGGCATAACACGTCTGATAACAGGTAGAATTACCTTGTTAAGAACGGCTACGTTACCGGAAGTAGTAGCACCAGCTGTTACGCTTTCTGCCAAATACTTACGTGTATTTTCTAAAGTTGATTCCATAACAACTTTTTTATTTCCTGAGAGTCCTTCTAGGAGAGCTTCTTTGGTAGCTGACCAGTTTTGGGACTCGAAAAGTGGACTAGACATCACTTATTCTCCTCAAATTCCTGCAAGTTTCTTTAGAGTGATAATGTCGGCTTTGGAACCGCCCTCTTCACTCTGCTTTTTGTTACCAGTGATCGCAGTACTCTGTGATCCGGCGCTCTCAACTAGAGTGGTTTTCTTCTCAGAAGATTTCACTGTTTCGTTGAGTACAGCTGGTAGGTATTTTTCAAAAGATTCTTTTAGACGTTCTGTCTTAACTGTTTTTAGCAGATCAGACATAATTTCTTTTTTCTCTTTCGACAATGGAGCTACCAACTCCTGCATAATGTTAGTACGGCGAGCAACATCTTCTGCGATAGCTACTTTACGTACAGACTCTGCAATCATATTGTCTTTTACATCAAGCTGTTTCTTGGTTTCTTCCAGCTTGGATTGAACTTCAGCAAGTTGCTTGCTGACTTTCTTAACTTCCATTCCATCGGCAAAGTGACTAGCCATGAATTCTGCGGCGAATGTTTCCATGATCTTACGACCAAACGCATTTTCACGTGCAACTTTGATGTCCTCTTTGAGTTGACCGATTTCAGTCTTGAGAGATTTTGCGATAATCTTCTCGACCTTACCAGCCGCTTCTTTGACGAACTTCGCTTTTGCATCAGCAATAGTCTTTTTACCTTCTTGAACTAGACGAACACGAGCGGAGCGGAGTGCTTGCTCATCTTCATGCAATTCATTAAGTTCATTGGTTAGACGCTTAAGAACAAACTCTTCTAGCTGGGCCATATTTTGTTTGTTAGCATCACGGTCATTACGTAGCTCTTTGATTTCACGAGCAAGTGCTTCCATAACGAACTTGTTTAGGAGTTCGGCATGTTCAGCAACTTTAGTCTTGTAACCAATACGTGCTTGTACCAAAGCTTCTTTGTCTTGTTTGAACTCTACAAGTTCTTTCTCGATTGCTTCACCGATCATTTGATCCATGGCATTTACGAGTAAGCCCTTATCGTGTTCATAACGCTGACTGAATTCTTCGCGTAATGTAGCTGTAAGTTCTTCACGAGCTTCTGCAATCTTTGATTCGAATGCTTCTGCTAGTTTAGACTTAACGTCTTCGGATAGTACCTCTGAACCTAGTAGTTCTGAAAAACTTGTCATTTTCGTTTCTCCTAGATCTTCAGGTTATTGATAAACTTTAGTACCTCTTCTTGGAGATACTTTTGTGCTTTAGGATCGTACTTAACAGCCTCTGCTACGTCCATAATTTGTCGTTGACGATTGCTCATCATGACACGTTCGTAGATAGCTTTTGGATACGCATCTGGCGCACTTGGATTAGCAACAATGTCGACTGTAACGATCTCGAAGTCTTTGACCTCGCCGCTTTCTGCAACATTACCTGAACCTCTGGTGGACACACCTAGTTTTACACCACTCTCTAACAAAGTTTTAACAATGTTACCCATTGGTGTTGGTAGTATCTTCATCTTGCCCATGCCGTTCGAGCCGTCCATATAGACGTCTGTAATCATATGACTTACACGGTCTAAGTTGACTTGTAAATCATCTGGGTGATCGGCTTCTCCAAGAACACTATACCCCTTGTCTAGGCGTTCTTTAATGCTCTTAGTGGCCTTCGCAATCTCACTGATAGGGTAATTTCTACCGTTTTGATTAGGAATGCCACCTTGCATCATAATACCACTCATAAAGATATCACGGCCCTTACCGTCGGCAGACTCTTTGGCCTCCACGACGATTTTAGCCTGATCAAATGTTAGTGATT